ATATCATTGGTCAAGAAGTTTTTGCACTTCATCGTTTACTTTAAGTAAATTATCATTTGCATATTTATCTTTTCTTATCTTATCTTTTCTTAATGCTTTAGCCCTGCTTAAGCCACCCTTCTTACCGTTGCTTACATTTCGTTTGTGTTCTACTAAGCGTTGTTGGTATTGTTCATCTAACCATTTAATGCTAATAGTTTCTTCTTCTATCTTAAATAACTCAGCATCTACTAAAGCACTCCACTGTTCAGGTATTAATGTTTTAATTTGTTTTCTTGTAACATTACATTCTTTGCTCCAGTAGTAGCAGCAAACTTTCATAAATGCACCTTGAACATCTAATTTCATAAATGATATTGAGCCTGTAATCCATTGATTTGGATAAAATTTAAAGTATGGTAATTCTTTCATAATTATATAGTTTTATCAAATTTATAAATATCACCATTTGTTTTTTTAATTTCACTAAATTTATATGCATAAAATTCTGTGTTATCACTATTAGCTTTATTTATATATTTATTTTGGTTAGTTAATTTTCTAATAGAATCAACATCTGCAATTCTAATTTTAATTAATTCATTTTCTTCTTTATTCATATATGCATAAAAATAAACTTGTGCTTTTCCTTCCATAATTTTATCTATTTCAGTTTTACCATTATTTAAACTTTTACTTCTAATTGTCAAATCATTAAATGGTATATATTTATTTTTTCTAATTCTTATAGAAATAGTAAAATTCATATTAAAAACTAAATCAAATGAAAGATTGCTATCCTCGTAATCTGTGCTTTCTTTAAACTGATAATGTTTTTTTAAGTCTGGTAAAGCTTTTGAAATATGTAATATTATTTCATTATAAAATTTATTTTCTAAAAACCTATGATTATCCATTTATAAACGCATTTGCTATGTTAAACATTTCTTTATCTAATTCAATACCTAATGATTTTATATTCATTTCATTACAAGCTTTTATAGTACTTCCAGAACCCATAAAAGGGTCAACAACAAAATCATTTTTAAGTGCAGATGCAGATAATAACTCTTTAATTAATTCAGTAGGTTTTTGTGTTGGATGAACCATTTTTGAAGTATGTAATCTTGAAAATGATAAAACATTACCTTTTCTTGTATTTATTCCTTTTTTACCCTTAACACAATATATAATTAATTCAGTTTGATTACCCCAGTCATTATATAAATCTCCAGAACCTTTGTTTTTCTTATCCCAAACTAATGGTGTTTTTATAGTAAAGTATTTTGATATTATTGATTCAAATTTAGTAAATACTTGCCAAGAACAGAAAAAATATAAATGTGCATTATCAGCAGTTTTATCTTGTAATATTTTACAAGTTTCATCAAGTAGTTCAAATGCTTCGACACCATCATTTAATAAACCACGTTTTGTTATTTTGTTATCTATTTTACTTCTGTTACTAATATAGTTAACACCATAAGGAGGGTCTGTAATTACAACATCAATTGAACCATCATCTAATGTTTTTAATATTTCAAGTGAATTACCATTTAAAATATTATCTGATATATTTACTGTTTTAATCTTTTCTGCTTTTTGTTTTCTTTGTTCATCAAATTCATATTGTTTAGCAGCTTGAACCATTCTACTTGTAGTTAATTCAATTCTTCTATTTGTTTCTTCTTTAGCAGTAGCAATTTCTTCTTCAAATATTTCTTGTGGTAACTGTGCAACCTTTTGAAAGTCAGATGATTGTTGTTTAGTTAATCCAAATGATTTTAATGGTCTTGGTGGTTGACCATTAAACTTTGAAGGATTACCAACTTTAACTTCTTCTTTCAATAAACCACCCAATATTCTCTGTGTTCTTAATTTTTGTTCTGCTATTAAGTTTTGTAGTTCAGCATCCTTCTTTTCTGCTTTTGCCCAAGCTTCAATACCTTTTACTTTGTTTAAATATTCAACTCCAGTTTCTATATCTTGTATGGCTAATAATTGTTGTTTTGCGTTATTTCTTAATTCAATTGTATTCATAATATGCTTTATTTTTTTGTTCGTATTTATAATATGCTAATAGCTCTTCTTCATTAAGTGATTCTTCTGTATATAGTTTGTCAAAAGCAAAGGACACGTTTTTAATGTCCTTTACTTCTTCTTTAGGTTGTATATAATCAATATACTTAAAATCTTTCTTTTGGATTTTAAATGCCTGTACCAATGAAATATAAGTAATATTATACTTCTTTGCTATCTCTGGCATTGTTTGTCCGTTCATCAACATATTTTGTATATCTAACGAACTCAAACCCAATGCGGTTAAGATTTTTGATTGTTTCATAATACTTAAAAGGGTAAATCGTTTGAAGTATTACTTGCTTCTGCTTTAGGTGCTTCTGCATCTGGTTTCCAAGTATCTACACTAATACTTACATCTTTACCATATTGGTCAGCTTCATCTTTTAAATTAATATTTAGTTTGATGAATTTGTTGCCATTATACTCTTGTATGTAATCAGCGATTTTAGTAGGATTAATAGTTACTTTTAACCATTTAGGATTCATAACTTTACCACTACCACAATAGATTGTTTCTTCTTTTTTACTCATTGTTATTTGTTTTTGTTGTTTATTAAAATCTTAAATTTACTTTTAATCTTCTTCTATAATTGTATATTTCCTCAATAAGTTCAAGATATTGCTTTGTATTTATACAATGTTGTAAAGAATTAGGTCTTGTTTTTAATTTATCTATAAACTCTTGCATTGAAAAAACATCTTGTTTATGTTTTAATAAAAATAAAAGAGCTGAAACAAACCTCCTTCTTTTAAATTCTTTATAGTAAGGAGATACTAAATAAATTAATTCTGCATATTTACAAGCTAATGCATAATCTTTAACTTTAAATGTTCCTTCTTTAAATTTTTCTAAATTAATATGACTTGAAGTGTCGCATAAAAAAGTAACATTTATATCGTGCGAAAAACCATATTTGTTTTTAAATCTTTTGTAGTCAATATAATTTTGGTCATTTAATTCAACACCTGTATTTAAATAATTTATTGGTGTCCAATTTTTATTAATAGCATTTAATCTTTGCATTTCTTTAATGCTATAGTTATTATTAATAAAATAATATACAGGCAAACCTAAATCTTTAGAAGCAATTAATCTATGCTGTCCATCAATTACTTCAAATTTTTCATTTACAGTTATAGGTGAAATTAAAAACTTTTTCTGCATTGATTTTTTTATGTTTTCGACGTGATTTTTATTTATTTTTCTATTTGCCCTATGAAATTTAAATAATTCATAATTTTTTGTTTTTTTAATTTTAGGTGTTTCATTTTCTGTTGACGTTTTTACTTCATTATTTTTATCAAAGTAAGTTTTTGGCCATTCTAATTGTGTTTTCATTGTTATTTGTTTTTGTTGTTTATAATCTGACATCCAATGCCATTCTTTTTTAATCATTTATACTATTTCTTCTGTTTCTGTTTTTACTTCTACAATATCACTTGAGTAACCTTGAGGTTCTCCATCCCAATCTTTAAATTTATCTGTATAATAATCGTAATCCATCCAACCTTTAAACAATAAACTATCATCTAATTTATATATCTGTACATTAAATGGCGTTGTAGTTTCTATTGCTACAATATAAGCATCAGTATCTTTGTCGTATTGGTCTTGATACATTGCTAACTGCATTTTATAATCATTATAGTATAAATCACGTTCAAAGCGTTTTCCAGCATCATTAGTAGTTTTTATATCTACTATGCACTTCTTACCGTTAAACGTTGTTAGAAGGTCTGCAAAGCCCTTAAAATTAACATTTTTATGTTGCCACTCTAATTTAATTTCAGTATCTACTTTATTTTGCATCATTTCAGTTAATACTGGATGTAACATAGCATTGTTAATTATTTTGTTTGCATCATCTAATTCTTGTTGCTTAATTAGTGTCTTGCCTTCGTTCTGTTCTTTAAACTCTTGCCATTGTTTACCAGCTCGCCTTGCACCTTCAAAAATTGCAAACTCTTTTGTAAATGTATCTGGTTCTAATAACATCTTGTGTATTATAGTTCCAAACTGCATTGCATCTGTAGTTTTTAATTC